AAGTTCATCATTGCAAGCTGGTGCCGCACACTGGAGTCCTCATCAAAGCCCGCTTGACAGAGTAAAGAATCTACGCTGTCTCGGATGCTTCTATTCCAATCCGATGGCTCTTGCTGCGCTGCTGGCTGTGCCAGTGCTTCGCGGAGTGAAATGATTGCGTATGACTGTTCTCTTGTAATTGGCAAGGCTTTCTTCAGCGCATCAAGCGCCTGCTCCAGCACCGCTTTGTCAATCGTGATCTTATTACTCATCTTGAGCCTCGCTTTCTTTGGCCTCACTAGCCACAAATAAAATAGCAACAAGTGCTATCACGCAAATAATCAACAACAGAGTTGCGCCAAGCGCGCCAGGGTTACTCACAATCCGCTCTCCTTAAGCAGTGAAAAGTCACAATACACAGTCTTGTTGCCTAGCGCCTTGCGCACTGGCAAGTAACCTTGCACAGTATTGCTCTTGGTCCTGGTAACAAACTGCACCTTGCCGCCTTGTACTAAGCCAGCCATGATCTTGTTCAGGTCTTCCATCCTGTCAAGGTCAGACTGCACCTGTTTCCAAATGTCTGGAGTATCTAGTGGTGTAGCAGATTCAGCTAGTACGCTGATGATACGGGCTGCCACGTCTGCATTTTTTGCTTTGCCAAATTCACCCATAGCATTGGGCATTCTGTGCTCAGTGAATGTAAGCAGCGTATTAGCAAACAGTACATCCTCTGCGCCAATCTGTGTACGCTTGCTCATAGCAGCAGTCAACATGCAGAGCTTGAGCAGGTGCGTATGTCGCCGCGTGCTGTAATGCTTGAACCGAGAGTCTTCAAGACTAACAAACGTGCGGTAGATTACTTCAAGTATTCCGCGGGCGCGATCAGTGTAGCTGGCCTCGCCGACAACTGCCTCTCGTATCTCGTGCAGACTGTCAATCACTGCTGACTTTACACTGTCTGGTGGCTTGGTTGGAAAGGCAATCTTCTTGCCACTGCTCTCACCAAACACAAGCACCAAGCGTGACAAGAAGCCCTGCCCAATAGACTGAGGCGGGAAAGCCTCGGCAAATCCAGCGTGCGTGTTGCCACCTAAGATGCTGATGGTTGGCTGGTAGATGCTAACACTGCGAGAAGTCTTGAGTCGTTGCTTGAACGGGTTGGCTGGATCATCCCAGTCCCACAGGCTACCAAGCAAGCTCAAGAACTCAAGGTTGCCACTGCCAACAAACTCATTGAACTCGTCTGCAACAATGAAGACTTCCCGCGGATCACCGCCTACGAACTCCTCGCCAAACAGGTTCTGCATGACTTTGTTAGAGTCTACAACAGCACCTGTGTCATCTTCGACACCCTCAAGGTCAATCAAGAATTTCTCCTTGCTTGTCCTGTCGCCACTGTACTTGTCATAGCCAGCAGAGGACAGCATCTTCTTGCTGAGCTTGATAGCAGTAGACTTGCGTGTTCCAGGATCACCAATCAACATGACNTACATGTTCGGGTGGATATTGAAGTCACCAAAGGGCAGGTAGTATTGCCTGCCTAGGTAAGCACCCAAACCCGTGAGCAGACTCCAGCGGTGAAACACCAGTGGAGGTTCGGTATGCTCTACGTATTTGAAGTACGTGTCAAAGAGATCAGAGGACATTGTTGTCAGCCGGGTTAGTTGCTTGGTTATTTTATGTCAGACCAGTACCAGCCACCGGCACTCATGGTTGGAGGAATGAGCATGGTGCGGGTAACACCCTTGATGTCTTTCACATCAACAACATGGCCCATGCGTTCAAGTACAATAGCAGGGGTGTCAGCCCCGCGATATGCAAAGAACAGACTGTCATGAATCTGAGCTTTAAGCCGGACACGGCCCTTGAGATCGCCATAGATGCTATCAAGCCAAATGCGATAGAAGACAATGTTGATAATGCCAACAGAAAAGTTTTGTGGTCCATGTGCTACGGCTGCATTCAATGCAGGCTTTGAAGATGTTGGGTCTGCAAAGAAGTGGCGTGTCCAGCCAAGGGGAGACACGAGCTTCTTGCTCATNTTGATTTCACGCTTGATGGCATCGTACCAATCACGCTTGACTTCTGGGTAGGTCTGCTCGTAAGTAGTCAGCANGTGCTGGCAGACTTGCGTCAGTGTCCACTTAGCTGGAAGCTTGAGCAAGATGCGAGCNTCTGCTACGGCTTTTGGTCCCATAGTTTCGAGGAGAACTCCTGCGCCCATGTTGTAATTTGAGCCATGATTAACTCGCTTAGAGAGGTTTCGCAGCTTCTTGTCCACTTGCTCGTAAGGTACACCGAAAAACTTGTATGCGTTCCAAGTGTGGTAGTCTTTGTCTGACTCGACCAGATTGATGAGAGCTTGGCATCCAGACATGTAGCCGACGCATCGAGCTTCAGACTGAGAATAATCTCCCTCACCGAGTCCGTCCCAACCATTGTCACAACGCACCCAGTCCTTGATTTCGTTACCGCCGGGGATATTCTGAATCTGTAGCCCTGTCCAGAAAGAAGATTCTGTACTAGCAAGACGACCTGTATCAGTTCCTGCGGGGTTGGTCTTGTAATAGAGTCGGCCATTCCAGAATTTCTCCCACACAAAATAGGTAGACAGGAGCTTAGCCTGNTGACGATACTCAAGAATTGCNGACACAATCAGTTCATTGAATGGATGTGCAGCAGCACAAGCGTTCATGACTTTGGAATCACTGCTCTCAACTTCACCCATGCCAAGTACCTTGAGCAGTCTTTTGCACTGGTCAGGGCTGCGTGGGTTGAAGTTATCACCGAGCCAGGCCTTGAGCTTCTTGGCTTGCACTTCTAGTGCATGTTCTGCAATCTCTTTGTTACGATCAAAGCGTGCCTTGTCGAGACTCAGGCCATCGCACTCCATGTGCAGGCAGGGGGAATACAAGCGGGAACTCCTTGAGATAGTTGGTGATAGCCCAAGGTGGAACTTCTACAAGCATCGAGCAGTAGGCTGTCATTGTAGCCCAGCAGTCTTTGGCGTTGTACTCAAACAGGTTGTACTCGTCACCCGCGCTGTCATCTTTCCAGAAGCGCACGGTGCGAACGGAGAATNCTGTGATGAAGTCTAGTCGCTTAGGAAGCTCTGCGTACCAAGAATGGAACAGATGCTGCGTGTCGTGCAGCCAGTTGTCACAAGGCACATTCCAGNGTTGGATAGTAGAGGTTGTCATACATACCGTTCTGGAAGATTTTTCCGGGGGCACTAGCATTGAGCGCTCTCACAAAGGAATGAGCAAGCATGTCCTTGAAGGGCACAACAATAGTATGTGTGCTGCCATCAGCAAATAAAGCGCAATAACCAACGCAATGAATGCGCCGTAGTTCATCACCACGATAAGTCTCAATATCAATCGCAAGAAGACGCGCTTTGCTGAAGCGTTCAAGCAGCTCTGCGCTCTTGCTTGGCTTCCAGATTTCCCACGAAAACTTCGTTTGAGGAAACCACCGGGCCGGCTGCGTAATCTTAGAGATAAACCGCTTAGCCACAAACGCGCCTTCAGCGGTGCGCACGAAATGATTGAGGGGATTGAGGATGAGAACATCTATGTCTCTGTCAAGTTTAAGAGCAGCGCCGGGAACTTTGAAGAAGCTACCAGCATAGTCATCGAGCGTCAGCTTCTTGAAGCTTCCGTTCTTGTTGAGTGGGCGACGGAAGTCAGGCAAGCACTTCAGCAGCGTAGTCATGGTGGTATCATCCGTGCAGATGATTGTGTCAATGCCGTGGGCCTTGCACTTCGCACCTATGCTTGCTGCGTATTCTTCCGGTGACAGCGACACCTTCATGGCATGGGCACCAACAAGCTCACGGAGCTTTGGCAAGTGCGGGCGATCATCTGGTGTACCCATCAACGCTATTACTGACATAGTATTCTCCACTCTTATGGTTTGCTTGTTGAGCTTCTTGCTTGTAGTGTCTGCTAGATTGCGTGACCACCACAAGGAAAAAGCCCGCCGCCCTTGTGAGGCAGCGAGCTGGCTACTAGACTAATCTAGCTTGAAACCACCTGCTTTACAGGATGGTCACGTCTTTCAGGCTGAAGTTGAAGCGGCCTTCTTCGCGCTTGTCAGCACGGCGCACCAGCGTAGCAACGAGCGAGACTTGGTTGATGCTTTGCAGTGTCTCGCTGATCTTGGCTGTGTTGAAGTGTGCAGCGAACGGAGCCAGACGCTCTTTCAACATGCCCATGCCAATCTCGTTGATGGTGCCATCCTTCTTGAATGGCGAGAACATCTCGGTGAACTTCTGGCCAGCAGCAGCGTCAGCAGCTTCGGCTTCGTCCTTCACTTCGTTGACTTCACCAACGACGTACACGAACTTGATGTACTCGCTGCCCTTGTCAGACTTCTCACGCGATGCCGTTGCCGACAGGGTGTAATTGCCAGTAGGAGGCACGCCAATGGGAGGCAGATCATCAATGTCATCCATCGAAGCATCCATCAACGCATCGAAGTCAGCCAAGGCAGAGTTTTTGTCAGTCATTTCAATTTCTCCAGTGCATACAGCACAAACAAGTTTCAAACAAATTAGCAGACGGCCGGCCTGCCAGCGGTTCAGGCTTACGCCTTATTCTTTGCAACGATCTTCAGCAAGCTTGGCATAGCCTTGAATGTCGTGCCAGTTGTCCTTGTACTCAGGATCACCAGACAGGATGCGTGCGATCTTGTCAGCAATCACATCAAGCGCCTGCTTCTTGTCAGGGGTAAGGGCTTGGTAGTTGGTGCCATCTGTCATCACCATCACAGCTTTCAGTGCCTGACAGATGCGAGCATGATCTAAGAAGTCACCATACCGCTTGCCACGTTCAATGAGCGTATGCTCAATCTTAGTAGCTGGCTCAGGAACTTCAGCATCACGCCCAAGGTTGTACAGTGGCGGAGTGGCTGGTGCCCGGATGCTTGGGAACGCAGGCATCTCAGGAATGCCAGGAAGCGGGAAGGTTCTGTCTTCAATACGGCTCATGGCGTAACTCCTAGTTTAGTTGATGGCAGTGGGTAGCATGACTTGCCCAACAGCACATTTTGAATTGTTCCCCTAGATACTCCAAACTTTACAGCCAGAACTGTCGTATCTTTTACAGGGGAACTACGTATAGCTTCTACTTGCTCGGGTGTCAGCTTCTTGGGCTGCCCTCCTCGCCACTTTCCTGCGCGCATCTTGTCATCCATGTTATCTTGCCAAGTGCCAAGAACTAGGTGATCTGGGTTTATGCACGCAGGATTGTGGCATGTGTGTCTTACTACTTTACCTTGGATGGCAGCTAAAGTCAAGCCTTTATTTTGCACGTAGACAGCTCGTGAGTGGTTAACCTGCTTACCTTCCAATGTGAATTTTCCGTATCCACCTTTGCGGTTAAGGGAGTAAGGTGTAATGATGCAATCGCTCATGCGGTACTCCTAAAAGAGGGAAGTATATTACACCTTACTGCGCTTGTCAAGTCCGAAGAAACAAAGGCAGCAACGAGATTTCTTCCCCCTTGGTACTGTCTAAGTCAATCTGAAAGCGGCTGCCTGTGAGCACGTTGGGCAGTGATGTTGTGGAACTGTAGGCACTGTGCTTTTTATTCACAATGTTGCAGTACACAACTGAATCAAAGAATTTCGCACTTAGCTTGCTGAAGTTGCGAGTGCCAGCGAGCGGGACGATCTTGTCTTTGCCATCTGTCATCTCGCTCTCAACTTCATGGCTGATGACAACCACGTTGAGATCAATGACCTGAATCAGGCTCAGCACCTGCTCAAGCAGTGCACCTTGCGTAGCATAGTCATGAAAGGTGGCCTTGTATTCTTCGCCGCCTGGCTTCTGAATTTCTTTCAAGACCGTCTTGTTCATGGCACTGTTGCTGAGTTGACTCAAGCTGTCAATCACAAGCACATCCTTGTCAGTGAACTTGAGAATGTCCAGCGTTGACCAGCGAGCTTCAGCGTTCTTGCTGCACAGTGGGCAATTGATCTTGCCGTGAGCATAGCAAATCTTCTTCTCGCCACCACGCAAGACCTCACGCACCGTATCAATGGCGATAGGGTACAGCTTGTGGTCTGGGATGCTGATGACGTTGACGTTCTTGCGGAACTTCGGATCAAGCATGGCAGGATTGAGCAGCGTCTTCACGCCATTCTCCAGATCAAGCCAGTGCAAGTTGAAGTGCGATGCCAGCTTGCCAACAAGCGCAGTCTTGCCACTCTTAGGTGGCCCATAGACCAGCGCCTTGACACGGCTGGATTGCTTATACTCATCGAGGTTCATCTTTTGTCCTTGTTTGATTGCGAGATTGATTACTTGCCCAGCAGCTTGAGCAGATTGTCTTTGTCAGTGGGGTCCATGTCACCAAGGATGCGATCAGCAAAGCTGCGCTGCATGGACTTGCGATACGCCTTGGTAGTGGCCATCTCGATCTGCTTGTTGCGGGTCAGCAACTCTGCGTGCGCAGTCAGGTCAAGCTTGGAGATTACCCACTTGTATTGCTTGCTGGAGTTTGGCTCAATGTCCACGGTGCTGTCCACATGGATGACACGTGCCACCTTCAGCTGCCCACGCAGGCTGGCAACATCAGTGATTTCATCTTCGATGAGTTCATCAATGTCAACCACGCGGCTGGCAGGCTTGGCACGCAGTGAGCATGTGCCACTGCCAACAGTGACGGCGACCACAACATAGTCATCGGCCTTGATGCCGGGAATGTTGCAGACGTAGGTATACTGATTGACAACACGTGCGTCAATGCCACTTTCTTGTTGAAAGGCAACATGTACAGTGTATGCGCTGTTGTCGAGGAAGGCTGCGATGTTCTTGTCCATGGTAGGCTCCAGTTGGTAAGGTTACGGGAATGCGAGAAGCTCAGTGCTTCATGCTCTGGGCTGCTGGATCAGCGAATGCCTTCAGCAGATCAATCTTTTCCATGCGCTCGATAGCAGCAAGCTGCAAGCGAATGAGTTCCACATTCTTGTCGAACAGGTACTCAGAGACTGGCACAGAAATGATAGCACGCTGAACTGCATGGCTGCCTTGGCATGGCTTCATAGAGATAGCCAGTTCCAGTGCAAAGCGATCGCCAACAACAGGCCGCTCGTCATCACCAGTGACCAGCAAGGATTCAAGGTCGAAGCGCTCAATAGCACACTGCACTGCCACGCGGGCAAGGTCAGCTTCAAGCGCACTGCCATCAAGTGTCATGACAACAGCTACGAAGTTCAGGTGCTTAGGATGGTGCCAGTCCATGCCAATGATTGGCGATGCGCAGATTTGCACAGACGTCTTGCTAGCAATGTGCATGAACGACAGTGTTGGCTGGCCAGGGACCGCGCTGAAGTTAGCCTCCATCAGCATGATTGCTGTGGTTGAGAGTGGGATGGGAGAAGTCACAGTGTTTCTTTCTGCTTATCAATAAGCTGTTGGAGGGTGGCAGGGTAGTCTACGTGCTCAATAGCACTGATCGCTTCGATGTTTTCAATTGCTGGAAGCTCAGAGAACTCAGCACCGAAGCCACTCTTGAAGCTTATGTCACACGTTTCGTAGTATTCACAACGTCGCATGTAATCAAAGCAAGCACCGCCCCGCTTGGGAAAGAACTTGAGTTCAGAGTAGTGGTCAATCTGCTGGTTGATAAGCAGCTGGTCTTGAATCCAGTCAGCCTTCTTATAGGTCTGCTTGACAAAAGAATACTGCACCCAGCGTTGCTCTGTTGAGGAGTAGATGGTATAGAGAACCTCGTACTCGCCCCCGCCAAGCGTGTCAATGACCACGCTGTAACCGAGTGCTTGATCGCTATTGCTATACAGCGAAGGATCAATGTTGGAGAAGCCAGTCGTCTTGTTCTCCTTCACGCGGTAGGTACCTGTGTACTTGTTACGAAGCAGCTCGTCAATGTGACCTGAGTAGAAGTGCTCGTCACCAAAGTCTACGGCCACCGTCTGCTCAATGCCCACGACTTCATAGTCACGAAGGTCAGTCTCTTCTTCGTAGAAAGTGCGGTACTCATAGAGTGCCCAGACTGCTTCGTGGAAAGACTTGCCATTCTTGCGGCCTGTCTTGCGCTCGTCAGCAAACAAATCCATGTCCCATGCCAGCATCGCTGCCCAGATTGCTTGTCTCATGTCTTGAGTAGCATCATAGACTGCAACGCCAGCGCCTACGGCATGACCAAAGGCAAACGTCGGGGTGTTTAGTCTCTCGTTAGTGCCTGTGGCAGCTTGCATCTTCTTGATCGCAAACTTACGTGGGCAAGCATGGAAGACTTCAGTGGTTGAGTAGGTACGCAGATTGCGGTGGCCTACCAGCTGATCGTAGTTAGACTTCAAGACTTTGACAGCAGCACCTTGTCCAGGTGCTACATCATGAATGCTTGTGTCCATCAGATCATCAAAGCTTGGTGGTGCCTGTGTTGTCATGAAGTAGCTCCCGGTTAAAGATCAGAGACTGCAATCTTCTTCTTGCTGCCTGAGCCTGCGCCGCTGCCTTTAACAGTAGCCTTGACAATCTCAGTCTTGGTGTGCATCTCAGCAGCATCAATCAGCCGTGCGACTTCATGATCTTGCAGCAGGTGGACAGTCTCAGGATAAGAGACAAGCACAGCATGGCTGTTACGCAGGTGCTGTGGCATGAGCGGATCGTTAGCAAGCAGGCTTTGCTCAAGCGCAGCCAGCGATGCTTCGAGCCGATTGTAAACATCCTGCGGGATGCTGGTGTGGTCTGATTCTTTCATGGCAATGAACCTTTCGAGTGGAGAAATGTGATAGAGCATGTCAAGGTTAGTTGCAACCTCACGGACAAGCTTGTATTGAATCTCGGGGGAGAACTGCGACAGTCTGCGTGCAAGCATGACAGCATCAAGCTCGCTGAGTGGCCGGCGCCAGTAGACAGAAACCATGCGAAGGAGCGCCCTGCCAGCTACGTGGTCAGCTTCCGTGCTAGGAATCTGGTACCACTTGACTTTACCTGACAAGCCCAGCAAATAAGAAAAGTCCAGAGGATGCCTAGATTTTGGCAACTCTCGTGGACTTGTTAAGTATCTGGCCAGCCCGAAGACTGTGTGGTGGTAGAGTGTTCTTGCTTGCAGTGCAGGTGACAACTCAGACAGCGTGCAAGCTAATGCTGGCATGGTAGAACCTCATAAGTTTGTGGAGTATGCCAGTGAGAAGTCAATCCTCACATGGGTATCAGATAGCCTAGTAGTCTTGATGACTAGCTTAGACCAGCCCATGAGGCCAGCCATCTTACGCAACCTGTTCTCGTCAGATTTAATCTCGATAACACCAGCAGTCACAGTGCGTGCGTGTTCCCTACTAACAGTGACAGAAGCCTTGCCAGTAGTTTTAATTGCATTCCATGTTGACTGGTATTGTCGCATCTTTTGTTAGCTCTCTCGCTTGAGAAGGCTAGCAAAAAATAAGCCCAGAAGAATTAACTTCTGAGCTTCAAGTGTGGGCTATCTAGTGCAACCTAGACAATCAGCATAAGTCCGGGAGACAGACGGTGCTTAGTCGCTTGACTCACCCACTAACCAAGGACACCAGCGGAGCAGACACTTTGAATATAAGCACGCTGGTATCAATGGCAACGCAAAGCTTTACAGCAGGTCCAGATTCATTGCAGGCTCCTCAGCATCAAGCCAGGCCTGGAACTTGTTGCGGATGCGGCCAGCAGCAGCACCGGTATCTTCGAGGTTGGCGCTGTTGGACAGGTAGATGTCCAGCTGATCGCACAGAACGGCCAGCACATCCTTGTTGGCTTTGGCCTTGTTGGGCTTCTTGAACAAGTTGATGTGGTTCTTGATCTTGACTTCTTCCTTGCCGGTAGCAGCCACCATGACGCCGAGGTAGTCGGTGAAGAACAGTTCCCAGTCTTCGTCGGTCAGAGCAGTGGCGCCGCGCTGGGTTGGTGGGATGCTGGCGATGTATTCCAGCGACAGCTTGCTGTAGTCCAGCATGGAAGCCTGCACTTCTTTGGTGTCATCATCACCGAACGACTCGATCACTTCATCGAACTGTTCGCGGGCACCGTCGATGTACATGCGAGCAACAGCGTCGCAGATCAGCTGGGCTTCCTTGCTGTCCGGCGTTGCCAAGTAGGCAGCGATCTCGTCAGCAGTGGGCAATGGCAACACGGCTTCAATGGAAGGCTGCTTCTTGCTCTTGCCAATGACGTTGCCGCTTTCGTCTTTGATGTTTCTTGTTTTAAAGTTGAATTTCACGGTCTTGCTAATCGACATTTTCAATCCTTTTGCAGTTTTCTGCGTTGGGGTGTGCTTGTTAGCACGGGGGTTGGTGAGACTTGCCAGCGTTTTCCTGTGCTGGCCCAGGTGAGATATAACTTTATCACGGGGAGATTGAATGTCAAGTCCTTTCTTCTTTTAATCTTTAGCTCACTTTTATGTGAGTCCAAATCTTGCCGGTGCGGATCATCGAGATAGTACCAGTAGAGACACCAAACCGTTTAGCAAGTGCCTTTCCGAGCGTTGTCTTGTTGGCTTTTATGTAGAGCACATCTGCATCTGTTAGCTTTGACATTGGGTGAGACGCGCCCGGCATTCCTTTAACACCTTGTCTCCCCTTAGCCCACATATCTGCTACGTTAGCTTGCTGTGTTCCCAGCACAAGGTGTGTCGGCTCTTTGCAGCGAGGCCTATCACAAGTATGCATGAGAGTCTTACCTTTCAAGCTGTCAATATCTATGCCATGGTACTCTGCATACACTGCGTGCGATTGTTGGTATGTCTTACCATTAACTTGAACACGCGGATGCTGGTGATCTGCTGGTATGCAGCTTGGATGGATAATGCAAGGAGCGGTCATAGTGTTCTCCATAAAATTTAATTGTATTGCACAGTTGAACATTACAGTATGACCTATCCTCGCCTTGTTAATCTTTAGCTTATCTTTGGCTTGTTCTCCTCAGCATTGATGCGCTCGCTGATGCTCCAGTCTGGCTCTACTGCAAGCACCACATGAACATCATACTTCTCAGCACAGCGACGGATAGTAAGCACGCTTCCGACTGGCTGATTAGCAAGGAACTGCTTGCCCGCGTTCAAGGCATGGGACATTGTGAATTCGCGGTAATCAAATACGAGGGATGCCATGATATTAAACTCCTAAACTTTTAATCTGCTCGTGATCCAGCGCACCGGGCCTGACAGGCTCCCACTTAGCTGGCTTGTAATCTTCTAGTCTGCGATACTCACGCGCCGCTATGTTGGGAAGCTCTCCTTTCGTAGCAATGGCAGTGCCTTGCACGCTGATAAAGTAGAAAAGATACTGCGTCTTTGCTTTCTTGCGTAGCTCTGTGCCTACTAGGCCAGCTTCTACCAATCGCCGCATGGCAACATTGGCTGCGCTTCTTGTCCTACCCAGGTTAGCTGCTATCTCATTGATGCCACAGCCTAGCTTACAAGATTCCACAAAGCGAAGCGCCTTACGCTGTGTTTCATTCAACTGCTCGACTCGTTTAATATATGATTCACTGCTCATGTTGTTTCTCCTTGTCAGTCTGGTCGCTTGGTTAACAGTCTGCAAACTCGCCGTTAGCATGGGCTGCCAGCCGCTCTGAGGGAAGTTCAAAGCTCAAGATAGCAACCGAGAACTTGTCAATGGCCGGGCTGCTTCGCAACTCAACAGCGATCAGTCGCTTGTTAGCTACCTTGTTCCACTCTTCTCCAGTGGGCATATTGTTGTAAGCCCAGACAATAGCGTAGTCCCTTGCCTGCCTACTGAGTACCGTCTTGTCCTCTGAGCAGTGCTCTTCAATCTCAGCCTTGCTCATGTAGACTTTCTTGCTAAAGCAGATAAGCTCCTTAGCAGCGTCCGAGAGTTCATGCTTAGGCCAGTACTTGATCCGGTAAGCAAGCTGTGTCTTGTGCCGATTAGGAACAGTGAGTGCGTTAAAGAGGCTCATGATTATTCTCCATCCTTAGAAGTCTGCGCTGCTTGCTCTTGATCTGGCTGCGCTTCAGTCTTGCGTGCATCCCAGCGGCGCTTCAAGATACGATGCTGTGCTTGTGCTTGCAAGAACTTAGCCATCGTTGCAAAGCTCTCACGCTTAGGCTCAGGCGGCAGCGACTCAAGACTATCAATGCGGCGATCAAACGTAGCAAAGAACTCGCCTGTCTTCTTCTGTTCCAGTGGGCTTACCATGTCAAGAGCATCGAGTCCCTCGCTAGACACTTTGGTCAGCAGCGTGAAGCTAGAGTAGAAGTCTTGAATCACAGCACGCATACTGTTGAGACGAGTGCGGATAAAGAACATGATGTCATTGCCTGCATCGCAAGTCTCGAGGATAGCAAGCTGCACATCTTCAATGTCATCTAGTGTCCATTCTTCTGGTGACAGGTCAGCACTCATGAAGATTGTCTTGAATGTCTCCCGGCGCCCTTCACCGTAACGAGAGTCTTCCTTCATCTGCACTTCAACCCAGCGCCATACCTTGTTAAGATCAATGCGCTTGTAGACTGCTTCGCTCTTGATAGTGAGCAGAGCATCAGTCCGTGTCTTGACTTCTTCTGCTTGCTGCAAGCGATCACGCCCTGATTCCCACTCAGTCTTCACTGAGAAGGCATCATCTAGCCAAGCACTCAGATTCTCCCAATGCAGGTTCTTGTTATCTGTGCAGATTCTGTACTTGGGAAGCTCCAGTCTCTTGCTTGTTGCATAGTGATACCAGCTAGCAAGACGCAGCAGCCGTGAGCCAGAAGCCACGCAGACAGGCCAGCTTGGCAGGCTTGCTTCTAAGCGGTTCCACAGATGGCTTGCAAGCACGGGGGGAAGCCAGATGCTGTCGATAGCATACATGATCGCAGACATGGTGAGTTGAATCTCACGCTGGTCACTGTCAAGACTGCACCATGCAATGCTCTCGCTCTCAGCAAGATGGTCACGAAGCTTGATGAGTAGCTTCTCAAGAGGGATGCCATAGATAGGATGCAGCAGGCCACTCGTTGTTGAAGCCATGCTGTTAATCATTGGCCAGCCGTGTGAGCAGAGCGCCTCAACTTTAGCAAGCGGCAAGCCACTACGTGGGCAGTAGATTATGTTGCTTGGCAAGGATGTGTTTGTTTTCACTGTGTTAATAATAGTAAAGAGTATGATGATTGGGGATAATAAGATGCTGAGACTAGCCCATGCTGCTCATGCCAAGATCAGCTGCCTTACCGCGGAAGTAGGCAATCTTATCGGCAAGTGCTGTTCCTGGGATGATTGGCCGCTCAGTTGCACGGATCAAAGAGTTCTTGTGACTTCCTTGTTCTCCTTCACAGATGATGTAGAGTTCATGCTTAGCACGGGTGATGGCAGTGTAGAGAAGCTCGCGGCTCAGCATAGTAGCATGGCTATTGTGCAAGAACAGGAAGACCCTCTGCCACTCGGAACCCTGACTCTTGTGAACAGTAAGAGCATAGCCAAAGAGCATCTGGTTTATTTCACCGGCAGTCTTAAGCAGTCTCTTCTCGTCAAGATCAGGAATGTAGACTTCAATGGTGTGACTAGCCAAGTTCTTAGCGTCATCATCCACACCAGCAAGATTGTCAAGAGCATTCAAGACTTCATCAGCAGTTAGCTTGTTGCCTTGCTGCTTTTCCTTGCTCTCGCTATCCCAGCCCCAGCGGTTCATCGTCTTGCTAGCGATAGCAGGAAGCTTGCCACTGTAGCCCGGTGTTGGGTAGACCTTAGTGATCTTGGCTTCATAGCGATCAACCATGACACGATCACCGACTGCCCAATAGGTCTTCTGATAGCGAGCAATCACCTCATGCACTTCCTCGCCGCGCTCTTTGCCAAGATAGTCAGCAATGATATTGTTGAGTTCAATAGTGCCGAAGCTCTTATTGAATGGACACAGTATCATGTCAGCTTCTGGATCATATTGGCCTGACTTAATCAAGTTAGGAAGGAAGCTCTTCATCATGTGCATGGCAGACTCATGCTCTACTCGCTTCTTCCAAGGCCTGATGTGTAAGATGCCGTGCTCGCCACGATCCACAGTTACAGGTGCATCAAGCTTCCATGGCAGCACGCTTTGGTCATAGTCCGGTGACTCCCACTTGTCGGCCGGTCGGACAAAACCCTTAGCTTGCGAGTTAGTTCTCATGCTTGTTGCCAAGCTGATGATTGGAGACTCAAGAGCCTGCCGGTAAACATGGGTCAGTTCCACAGTTCGCAGCTCAGCAAGCTTGAAACCTAAGATGCTTGGCCCAAAGATAGGCGGCAGTTGATTCAAGTCACCAAGATAGACAAACTGTGTTCTTGCCGGGAAGGGCAAAGCATTGAGCACTTCCGTGTGCAAGTCAGTTCCTATCATGCTTGACTCTTCAAAGATGATAGTGCTGATATGTGGCAGCGGGTTAGCTCCATCACGCGATGGCTCGAAGCGCATCGTTGTCTTCATGCTTCCCTTGTTGTCAGGATCAGGCACTTCGTAGTATGCGGGTGCGTACTCAAGCAGCTTGTGGATTGTGATGCAATGCTTCTGCAAGTTAGCAGGCAAGCGCTTGCGTATGTTGTTCACGGCCTTGTTAGTGTAGCCACATATCACAATGCCGGGTGCATCCTTGTCAAGATGCTTGGTGTTTGCACTCAAAGGCAGCATATGGCCAGCGCGCTGCACCAGATTAATGAGTTCTTGAGTAACAGTGGTCTTGCCAGTACCAGCTGCACCAATAAGGCAGAAGCTCTTGCCTTGCAGCCCAAGCTCAATAGCAGCCTTCTGCTCTGGGTTGAACGTGGTCGCACTGCTTGAGCGTGACGTATGTTCTGCCATGCTTGATAGCACCAGTGCCATCTTGCTTGCATCTACTACGTTTGTAGGCCTTGGCAGTGCGTTAGTTTGGTTGGGTTGGTTAGCAGCGGTCTGGCTTGTCGTACCTGTCGTGTTTGCGCGCCCAAAGACCATGCTTGACAGCTTGCCTTCCTTGGCAGCGCGAGCCTCAGCTTCCTTGACAAGCCTCTCAGCATGGCGCTTCTTAGCAGCTTCAATGATTGCGAGTGTTGCGGGATTCACAGCATCGCTCCTTCAGCTTCAAGCACGAAGCAAGCCATCATCAGTCTAAGCTTGTAATAGTTGTTCCAACGTAAGCCTGCTGTAATGGCTTCTTCCCACTCAGCATCTGACATATAGCCAAGAGCCTTGCAGCGAGTGAAGACTAACAGATTGTCATCATTCTCCACAAAAGTCTGCAAGGTAGCAATCATATCAGCACGATGCTTGGGGTCGAAGCTCTCTGTGCTGTTGACTTGATCGGCGGTTGAGTTAACGGTTGAGTCAGTCATAATAAATACTCCAGAAGATAAAAGGTTAGCAGATAACATAGAACTTAGATAACTACTCAGCCCGCAATAGGCCAAAGAGCAGCCATCAACCTATATTATCTCAGAATCTCTTATTCGTGTCAAGCACTTTTTACTTCTAAGTTGAGCTTCTTAGTAGGAATCTATTACTAGTGAGTGACAACAGGATTATGTCTCCCCGCCCCTTGCTAGTCTGCTCCTTGCTTAACACTGGCTTGCTTAGTCAAGCCCAAACAGCGCAGCCATGCGTGCATCATAGTCTGCATCTGTTTCGCCGCTCTGCTGTGCCCCACTGTTAGCAGGGTTGTCAGCTTGTCCGGACTCAACAGGATAATTAGCAGTAACAGAGTCAACAGGACTGACGTCTCCCTGCCCCATATCTTGCATAGAATCAACAGAAGAATCAACAAGAGACTCACTAGCAGCCTTAACACTCCATGAATTATAGGCTATTTGCATAGCAGGTGTGATCCTTCTCAAGACCCCAGTGCTGTCCATCTTCTCAATAGCAACCTCACCAGTTAGCTCGTAAGGCATAACACCAGCNTCAGCAAAGAACTCTTGAAGCTCTAGCATCTCCTCATTACGTGAGTTTCTTGTCTTCATCTTGTATATCAAGCACTGCCACGGACTTGACCAGCCCGCCTGTCCGTACGTACTCACGCGCTTGCTGCTCTGTGTCACTGATAACAACAGAACCATCACGCTTAAAGCCCCACAGTGCATCAGCTGCCCCACTGTGAGTAAAGAATGTACCTAGNGTGAACCTCTTGCCCCGCTTCATCACACGGACACTGTATTGCAAGTATACATTGTCATTACTGAGCAGCAGGCTAACAGAGATGCCCGGCTCAAGCTTAGTGCGTGCGTGTTTGAGAAGCTCACCAAGCTTTGCCACTGGTTGGAATGTTGACATGTTAGATTCTCCTAGGAGGGTTGAGACTGATAAGGTTGATACAGGTGAGGGACACCATGTCTCCCGGCCCCATATGTAAGACAGTTTATACTGTACTTTCACAATGTCAAGAGGCAAATTTATCTAATGCTTACAGGTATATTGGCTACCCTTCGATGCGCACCCCCTAGATCGGACACCCCTCAAACCTCATATCCTCTTATCTACTATTCTTCCTCTCACAGAGTTACCTACTATTCCTCCTCTCAGTCTTGTTGCGTAGCAACTCCCCCTCTTATGGGATTGGTTTTTATTGGTGTATTAAATTTAGAAAGAATAAAAATAGATAATAATAATATAGTATATAAAAATTAATAGGGGGTAGGATAGAATCTATATATAATAGATAGGATGGTAGCTGTATAATAGATGGTAACAATATTAGACGGTTGGGGGGGGGGNGAAAAGGGGGCTGGCCNAAGAGCGGG